AGGAACGTAGGTTCCTAGCCTACCGCTTTAGGAGGAAAAATGGCACTATCCGATGCTGAAAAGAATGCGCTCAAGGGATTGAATCCCGATGGTTCTCCAATGAATGAGGAACAGCGCAAGGCCAATAAGGCCAAGGTTGACACCAAGAATGCTGAGTCGATCAAGCAGGACAAGGCAGAGCATGGTGGGCGATCACTGACTGAGCGTAGGACCGAGGGAGACCCTCAGCAGTCTATGGATGACGCTCAGACACGAAATAGGGCGGCTCAGAATCTCTCACCTCAACAACGCGAGGAATCGGGGATGACGGGTAATGACGTCTTTGATCCGGGCGACAGTGATGGGGACAAGAAGGCTGCATCTCCCGATGACGGGAATATGCTTGAAGGCGCCCCGAAGGACCCTGCTGACGTTGACCACTTCAAGGACACCAAGGCGGCTTGGAAGCATCTCACGGATGTTTTCGGCGAGAGGGTTTCTGCTTTACAGGCGGAACTTGAGAATCGCCTCGGCAACGAACTCACACCCACCGAACGCGAGACGGGTAACCCGTTCGCAGGGGACGATGTTCCGGCATCGAAGGAGATGACGCTTGATGACGTCAAACAGGCGGCCGAGAACACGAAGGACGATGCTAAGGCAGTGCTCAAGGGTGTGGGTGACGTTGGTGGCGCCGCCCTTGATCTCGGGGGAGCCGCAGCCAAGGATGCGGGCAATGCTATAGTTGATGGTATGGGCATTGATCGTAAGGCTGCTGCAAGTACTGGAAGGACGCTTGCGGGTCTTTCAGGATTGTTTTCTAGTAGCGATTCGGGGAACGATAAGGTTCCGGATTCTAATTGGAAGCCTAAGTCAATTAGCGAACTTTTTAAGGGGAATTGATTATGCCGCAGTTGCGTGACGACACTTCAAATATTGATATTCTTAACGCCATCCGAAGCGATGCGCGTTACGATTATCAGAATATGGTTCCTGAGGCCACTAAGGCGAATATTCAGGAAACGATTGCTGGAATCATGTCCGACAACATTACTCGCAACGAGTTTATGTCGTCTCTGATTAACCGCATCGGGTCTACGATTGTCCGTGATATTTCTTGGAAGAATCCGCTTGCAGTATTCAAGCAGGGCATGATGAATTTTGGTGACACCATCGAGGAAGTTCACCTTGACTTTATCAAGCCGACGATTTACGAGGAGCAACGCGATTATCTCGAGCGTGACGTGTTCGGGCAGGCGCCTCCTCCGTCTAAGAGTGCTTTCCATACGATTAATCGTAAGGAGAAGTTTAAGATCACGATTAATCGTGACGTGCTTCGCCGTGCATTCCTTTCCGATAATGGTCTTTCTGAGATGATTTCTCAGATCATGGCTGTTGCTGCGTCGTCTGACCAGTGGTCTGAGTTCCTTAGTATGACTAAGTTGTTTAAGACCTTCGATGACAAGTATGGTTTTTATCGCATGCAGATTCCTGACCTGAATGCGCTCGAGCCGGATAAGTCTAAGGTTGACGCGGCGCTTAAGGCGCTGAGGGTTGCTGCGAATAAGATGCAGTATCCCACTCCCGCCTTTAATACTGCGGCGGTTCATTCGTTTGCTCGCCCCGAGGACTTGGTGCTTATTGCCACACCGGAATTCAAGGCGAACGTCGATGTGACCTCCCTGGCTGCGGCATTTAATCTTGACCACGCTGATGCTCCTTCGCGTATTATCACGGTCCCCGGTGAGGCGCTGGGAATGGCTGACACGTCGGCTATTCTGACTAGTAAGCAATTCTTCGTGATTAAGGATATTCTTCTTGAGAACCGGAGCATTTCTAATCCTGAGGGCCTTTATGACAACTATTGGCTGCATCACTGGTCGGTTATGAGCGCTTCGCCGTTCACACCGGCTATTGCGTTCGGCACTAAGCCGAACACGATTGTGGTGACGCCTAAGGCTGAGACGAATGCGGAGATTAACACACTGATTGTGACTAAGCCGGACGGTACGCAGTCGACGATTATGCCCCCGGCCGCGGTGCGTCAGGCGTCCATTCAGTGGAAGACTGTGCCCGCCAATAAGGGTTACGCAACTGATTGGTATCTTAAGAATGCCAAGTCTAGGGGGACCAAGATTTCTAACGATGGTGTTCTCACTATTGGGCCGGATGAGCCTGATGCGTTCCTTACTCTTGGCGTGAATGTTGACACTAAGGGAGCGGATGGCAATAAGCCGCTGAATAAGGAGATTAGTATTCAGGTCAAGAAGTAATATCTGAATCAACACGGAACCGGGCGTCCAATGGGCGCCCGGTTCTGATATGCTTGGACTTGAAGGAGGATGATATGTCCGAGATTTATGCGATGCCGCCTGAGACTCGAGCGGGTCTTTCGTTTGATTATTCTGTGTGGTCCGCCGGTAGCGTTATTACCATGGTTAATGTTCCTTTCGATAACACGTACAGGGACATTGTTGACTGGGAATCGTATGGGCACACTCCGCATGCTTATGTTAAGTCATTTAACAACCTACATAAGGTTGAGATTAATCAGATGACATATCTTGCTCAGGGTAAGCCGATTCGTATTCCTACGCCCTTTACTAAGGCAAATCAATATAACTATGTGATGGTTGAGAATCCGGGGCGCCCTGTTAACAACATTGGTTTTGAGGGCTACACGCCTAGCGTATTTTTCTATTTCATTACCAGTATTGACTATATTGCTCCGAACACAACTCAGTTGACATTGCAACTCGATGTTTGGACAACTTACTATCAGCGCATTAATTTCGGCCGCAGTTACCTTGAGCGTGGGCATATGGGGATTGCGGCAACCGATTCATTTGACAACTATGGCAAGAATTGGTTGACGCAACCTGAGGGCCTGGATATGGGTTCTGAGCACCAGATTATTCGGACTTACCGTCGAATGCTTGCTGACGTTAATAACTATGATTATGTTGTTATCATTGCTTCAACTATTAAGTTAGATGAATTGCAGGGTTATGGCACCACAGACAATCCCCGCGTAGATATGGCAACGTCCTCAAGAATTGAAGGATTACCTAATGGTGTTGAGATTTATGCTTGCACTGCGCAGGAATTCAAAAAGGGCATGACGGGTCTACGGTATTTCCCATGGGTTGCACAGGGGATTGGATCAATTACGATTGTTCCGAAAGATATTGTCGACTTGAATGCCGGTAATAAAATTAAAGTCGGGAAAGACACAGGTCAAGGAAACTGGACCCAACTATCTGATAATAGTGTTTACATTAATCGCAACTATTCGTTGACTGACGCTAGTTTCAGGAATGAATTCCTTTCTCTACTTCCCAAAGAGTATCGGGAACTCAAGAAGTTTGTGACATCGCCCTACTGTGTTGTTGAGTTAACGACGTATTCTGGTAACCCTGTTGAGTTTAGGCCTGAATCTATTCGCACTGCGGGAATTAACATTAACCAATATGCGCATGTTGCACCGCCTAATCCGTCTTTGTTTTTCACTATCCGTGACTATAACACAATTACAGAATCTGTGATTGTTGAGCGTCGCGCCGGTAAGGTGACAAACGAATATGGCGAAGGATGGGACATGTGCACTGGCTACACATCATTGCCCACATTTTCGGCAGTTAATAATTCCTCGCTGAATGCACTGGCTTCCTCAGCGCACACTGCGGCGGCTCAGGTGAATAATGCGAAGTGGCAGCAACAGCGTGCTCAGCGTGCTGCTAATTCTGCGCGTGACGTTGCTAATGCGGGTATTGCTGCTACTCAGGCGGGGGCTGAGAATTCTATGTGGGGTAATTCTGCTATGGCGGATTCTCAGTCGCGTTATAACAATATGCGGGCGACCGTTCAGGCGACACAGGGTGCCATGACAGCGCTTGGCGGCGTTATGGGGCTGAATGGTTCTGCGGCCGGTGCTGGTATTGGTCAGGCGGCTACGGCCGGGGTTTCTGCGATGATTAATAATTCTCAGGCCCAGTCGACGGCTAATATTCAGAATCAGTTGGCTAGCGGTGCTTCACAGATTTCTCAGCAACAGCAAAGGACCGTGCGTGACACTAACTATGAATTGGCTCAGTTCGCCGCCAATGGGGACTATGAGGCAGCCATCGCATCGATTAACGGTCAACGGCAGGACATGCAGGTTATTCCTCCGTCCGTTGTTGGTCAGACATCGGGCTACGTTTCTGCGATGGTCTCCAACGGGCTTGTGATTGATGCTAGAGTTAGGAGTGTCTCACCGGCTGCGATGCGTAGTATTGGTGATTTTTGGCTTAGGTATGGGTATTTGATGAATACTTGGATTAAGTTCCCGAATACCCTTAGTCTCATGACTGAATTCACGTACTGGAAGATGGCTGAGTGTTATTTGGTTGACACAACTATCCCCGAAGGATTCAAGGCAAGCGTTAGGGGAATCTTTGAAAAGGGTGTTACTGTTTGGCGTTCTCCGCAGAGAATCGGTAACACAAATGTTCGCAACAATCGGATTGACAAAACGGTTAGGGTGACCCTTAGTGAGTAAAAAGGATTACGTGCTTAATGGCATCTACAAGAAAATTATGGCATCTCCCCCGTCGTCGTCCGAGGCACGGCAGATGCAGTTGGAACACATGTATCGTCGCCAGTTAATGGGCAAGTGCCTTTCTCGATTTACCTGGGAGGGACTACCTAACGGGATTGACCCGCGCTTTATTGAAGCAACTATCTTTAATAACGGATACTCGGTTTTCTATTTCGATAGTTTCTTTGAATTGTTTATGGCAATGCCAGCAACAATCTCGGGACCGCTGGACATTCAGGATAATCCCACGGGATATCGTGTCACTCGAAACGGTGTCTATTCTCGTGAAGTGAGTGCAAGTGAGTCTGTCTGCATTTGGGGAAATCAAGTCCGCGAGCCTGAAATTGACGTAGTGCTTTCTTACGCCGCAAGGCTTGCTCAGATTGATAGAACAATTGAAATTGATTTGCTGAATGAACGTAACCCGATGATTGTTGCTTGCTCTCAGGATCAACGACTCACTATTCAGAATCTTATTTCCAAGATTTACGATGGTGAGCCCGTCGTGTGGGGAACTGAGAACATGAGTATGGATAATCTCGCTAACACAATTGGCGTGTTTCCACTTAATCAGAATGCCGGTGCTGGGGCTGTTTCTTCAATCAAGCATATGGAATCTAAGGCCAAGATTTGGGGCGAAGCGCTCACGATGCTCGGGATTATGAACGTGAATTCCGAGAAGCGTGAACGCATGGTGGTTGAGGAAGCGGCCGCTAATTCGGGGCAGGTGCTTGCGTCTCGTGAGTCGTTTATGAAGCCGCGTGAGTTGGCGTGTGAGCAAATTAATGATATGTTCGGGCTTAACGTGTCATGCTATTGGGCTGTAGACGACAATGCTGCGCCGAACCTTAATGACTATCTTGCTAATTCCAATTTGACAACCTATGGAGGTGACGATGGCGGTAACAACGATAATGCTTCGTGACGTTGTGCGGATAACTGATGACCATATTGGACTTGACGATTATCCGATCTTCGACGAAGCATACAGGAAAACACTGAATGACCGGATTAAGAAGACCTATTGGCTTCAAGAGATTGCTCACGAGACAATAGATATTTTTATCTGGCGCCTAAACCTTAAAATGAATTTGATTATGCCCCGGTATAATCGAATGTATCTGGCAGAACTGCAAAACACTGACCCGCTTGAAGGCAATCGCCACTACAGCGAGACCAGTCAGGATGGTAAGTCTCAGAACTCTGGGATCAACCACCAGACGGGCAGTGGTAGTGGCACCAACAAGTCCAAAGGGCGCACGGTGGGTTCTGACACCCCTCAGACGCGCCTTGCGGGCGATGGGGACTATGCTACGAGCATCAGCGACGCGAGCACGTCGGGAGACACTACGTCGCGTAATGAGTCGGATAGCACGTCGTCCTCAAATAGCAACTACGTCAATAATCAGCACTCTAATTCATGGGGATATTCGGGCTCTAAGGCCCGTGCGATTGCTGACTATCGGGGGACTCTACTCAATGTTGATGACCTAGTGATCGCAGAACTGAGTGATCTTTTCATGGGATTGTGGGACACGGACATGCCCCACACCCCCGGCGGACTAATTAATGGATACTCTGGACTAGGACTTGGAGGATATTATGGCTACTGGTGATGAGATTCTGGGTAATATTGATCGGGCACTCTGGCGTGTTCAGGCTCGAAGCATTAACAACATCACACCTTTCACGTATCGCGACGGACTCACTTATGTTGACGTGCTTGAGCGACTTCGTAAGTCTGTTATTGATGTCATCGACTTCACTAACAGTTTTGGTGAGGAACAGGATAAGGTCATTAAGCGGATCAATGAGGTTGTTTCTAACTTCATTACGGAGATGGAAAAGACTCACACCAAATGGGATGCTGCTGTCGAGGAAAAGCGTACAGCGATGGAACAGCGAATGCGCGATTTTGAAAATCGCGTAGTTACCGCAGCATTTACTGCGACCAATAATGAGGACACACTTGACGCCCCCACAATTGGCGGAGGAAAGATCGCCGTTCCATCTAAGAAGTGGCAAGATAAGACCAATACAGAGATTGTCGGGATCAAGAATGCTGCTAACACCCTAAGCAGCGACGTTACTGCAAGGCTTGCCACACTTAAGCAAAGTGTTGACAACGATTTCTATAACAAGGCTACCAGCGATAAGCGTTATGATCCGATTCACAGGGTGCTCTACCCACATTCTCTGATTATCGGTTCGTCTAATGCCGAGTCTCGTGGTTGGCCTAACGGTGTCTGGGAGCGTTGGTTGCAGGCTAAGGGTGAGATTCCACATAACTACGGGTATTCTGGTGGTGGTTTTACTTCCACTCCCGACAATAACTTCAATACCCAGATTGATAGGGCTATTACAGATTCTAAGGGTGATCGCGCTAGGCTTACTGGACAGATCTATGTTATTGACATGCTGAATGACGTTCGCGGAATGGCAGATATCCGCTCCTCGGCTGAGACCTTTGTCAGAAAGTGTGTACAGAATTTCCCTAATGCAAAGATTTATGTTATTCCTGTTCTGTATAATGAGCATTCCCTCAACAATAGTTGGAATATGGCAATGTTCTGTGCAAACCTAACCAATGTGATTAAGGAAGTGCTTCAACCATATGGCGGGCTTGTCTGCGAGAGTTCCCGATCTTGGTTCCACAACGGGAGTCAGCCCAATTATTTTCCTGATGACGCTGGCGTTCATTTCAGTACTGCTGGGTATGAATTTGCTCAAAGACAATTTGATCTTTGGCTTGAAGGTGGTTCGGGATGGATTGATCATGGTTGGTATGACCTGAAAAACGGTACTAATTATAGCAAGATTAAGAATGACGATAAACTTCAAGCATATGTGTGTCGAAAAGGTGATGTTGTTTATATGCACGGGACGTTCTCAACAATTCAAATGGCTCCCGGAGACAGGGTGTTCACTCTCCCCGGTTGGGCGAGACCGTATCGCCCAATGTATATTACTTCATGGAACGCTACTGCTGGGTTCCCTCTTATTGCTGGTAGTAACGGAATTCTAGTTGTGAGTAGTAATCTTAGCGATAATACCACGCTAGCATTTAATGGGTCCTACTGCATATTTTAGCAGTACCTAGCGGCCGCTACTCTTGATACAATTCAAGGGTAGCGGCCCGTTAGGAGGAACCATGGCGTGGGATGCCACCGCGAAGAAAGTTGCCATTAAGGCTATCGGACAGGTTGAGTCGTCTATGGACTACTCGGCGATCAACTACAATGACCCAATTACTGTCGGAATTGCGCAATGGTATGGCACTCGCGCGGCGGCAATTCTGAACCGAATGCGCGGCGCGCACGCGACAGAATACGTGCGCGTTGATGCAAGTTTCCGGTCGCGGCTCGAGTCCGTTCCTGAATCCGATTCGTCGTGGAACACCTATTACCTGTCTCGCCCTGTAGGAGATAGTCTCAAGCCGTTACTTAATGCGAGCAAGGATATTCAGGGCGACCAGATTGTCAAGGACCTTGAAAACTATTTCAGTGTCGCTAAACAGTATGGAATTAACCCTGATACTGACACTGACGCCTTTATTCTCTGGTGCGTTGCGTATCACCAAGGGCCACGATACGCTCTTCAGGTCGCAAACCACTACAGTGGTGGTGGCCTTGATGAGATGTATTCTGACATCATGGCTAACGGTGTTCTGGGGCGCTATAGCAGTAGATATACTCAAGCCAAAAACATTGTTGCTGGCAAAGACACTGGCGGCGTAGGCGAGGGTGGAATTAGCGCAAACACTCCCGGCAATGGTGGGAGTGTTGGAGAGAACTCTCAATCAGTAAACGTGTCTGGCGGAAAAATAATTGTCACTGCCGACAACTCAGGCATCCTTACCCTGCGATCAAAATTTGGTGTTTATCAAATGTATTCCCAGGGGCACAATCTTTGGGAAGTAAACCTCAAAGACATTCAAGAGAAAATCGTTGGACAAAACCCACAAGCAAACAACGCGGGGGGCGGCGGAGGTGGAGGAACCCCTGCTCCCGGTGGCTCCGGCAAGGGTGCAGCGGCACTAGCATGGGTAATGGCCCGACTCGGTAAATTCGCCTACTGCCAGTGCCCCGGCAGGCAGGACCCTGACAACTCAGGCATCACGGACTGTAGTGGCCTCATGTATGCCGCCTACAAGGCCACCAGCGGCACGTTCGTGGGCACTTGGACGGGTGACCAGTACTTCCGTGGGGCCGAACCGTTTCCTCGCCGTGGCGGGGCTATGACGGCCGCTGAACGGTCCCAGTTGCGGCCCGGAGACATGATCGTTATGGCTTGGAAATCAACCGGCAGTTACTACCCCGAAACTGACCACGTAGAAATGGTTGTGGACTCGAATACACTTGTGGGCCACGGCGGTAATCCCCATTATGGTCCCGTAACTAAATCTATTGATATTCTTGCCGGCACTCGCTGGTGGACTGTGAGGCGACACGAATGAAAAAGAATTTTTCCTACTATAGTTTTTCTAACATTCTCTCATATGCGGGCGTATTTAACATGATTATGGGTGCTCGCGGTCTTGGAAAGACCTATGGGGCTAAGAAAATTGTTATTAAGAATGCAATCAACAAGGGACAACAATTCATCTATCTTCGCCGGTATAAGACAGAACTCAAGGGGCGCAATAGTTTCTTTGCTGACATTCAACATGAATTTCCTGATGAGGAATTCCGTGTAGAAGGTCAGTATGCGCAGCGTAAGGTTGGTAAGAAATGGGAGACCATTGGGTATTTCATTCCTCTTTCCACTGCGCAAGCGAATAAGTCAATTGCATACCCGAATGTATACACGATTATCTTTGATGAATTCATTATTGATAAAGGTTCGCTGCGATATCTTCCCGATGAGGCGAAAGTCTTCATGGATTTCTACTCCACTGTAGACCGTTATCAGGACAGAGTTCGCTGTCTTATGCTTTCCAACGCTGTCAGCATCATGAACCCCTATTTTATTCGATTCCACATTGAGCCCAAGGAAGGAATTAGCCGTCACGCTGATGGATTCATCGTCACTGATTTCGTTAATAGTGAGCAATTCCAGTCAGAGGTGGCACACACTCGGTTTGGTTCATTCATTACAAACTACGCTGAAGACTATGCCAACTACTCCATCTCAAACAAATTTGCCGACAACTATGACGACTTTGTAATGAAAAAGACCGGAAAAGCCAAATACGCATTCTCCCTTCGTTGTCCCGACGGAGAGGTCTCCATCTGGATCGACGGTAGCACCTGGTTCGCTCAGCGTCGCCAGCCCCGTGGGGGTAGGGTAAGATGGGCCTATAAGGTCACGGACCTGCGGGAGGGGGAGCGACTACTCATGTACGGGGACAAGGTGCTCAGCATCATGCGCAGCACGTACCGCAAGGGGCGGCTTTTCTCTGACTCGCCCGAGACCAGAAACATGTTCGCTGAAATCTTTGTCCGATGATACATATTAATCCCACCACGATTGACGTTGCCCTAATTCTCGGCGTCATATCTCTATTAACAATCATTGGGCGTTTCATCTACCGGGCCACGCGCTTTATGGATCACCTATCCACAATGATGAATGCGTGGGACGGAAAAGATGGAATGCCCAGTGTGCTGGACCGGCTTGAAGATATTGAAGATAAGTTGAAAGACGTGCAATATCACGTCAAGCCAAATCATGGCGGATCAAGCGTAGACGCGCAGAACCGTCAACTCAAAGAAATCATTTCCTATCTCAAGGAGAAAAACAATGGGTGAGCACGAGTCTCCTAAACCCCCCTTCATTCCTGACGCATATCGACTCTGGCTCTACGTTGTTAGCGGCGGAATTCTCGCATGCCTTGGAGTTTGGGGCATTCTTGATGGCGACAAGATTAGTGCACTCAATTTCCTGTTTGCAGCAATCTTCGGAATCGCAAGCAACAACGTTCCGCGCGGAAAGGCATCCTAATGGTAGTCCGTGCAGACATCGTCTCCGCCGCTCAAGCGGAAATCGGATATTCCCGATGGGCCGACAATGAGGCGGGAACCAAGTATGGGCGCTGGTATGCTCAGGCCACCAATTCACCCTCTTTCGGGGCCAGCGGAGTTCCTTACTGCGATATGTTTGTCAGTTACGTCCTCGCTAAGGTGGGCATTAACTGGCTAAGCGCCTACGTCCCTGGGCGCGAAGCACAAGCCCGTCAACGCGGCGTCCTCATTGACAAGTGGGACGTGCGCCCCGGCGACCTCATGACCTTCGACTTCGACGGCGAAGGAATCGCCCAGCACATTGGAGTTGTGGAACAGCCTCCAAACTCAAGCGGTGTTTTCTATTCAATCGACGGAAACACCACCTGGGGAATCGGTGGCCCACAGGACAATGGTGGTGTAGTTGCCCGCCGCGAGCGTCACATGGACGAAGCCCGCTACGGAATTCGCGTAGTCGACGACAACTCCGCCATTTCCAGTGGCGGCGACATTCGAGACATTCAGCGAATTCTTGGTGCTGTACAGGACAACATTCTCGGTCCCGATACCGAGAAGCGAATGTGCGCCGTCATCAAGGCCAGCAACTGGGGCGGACGAGAGTTCCCCTGGGGCGTCGCCTACACTCAGAGTGTCATCGGCACAGAGCCCGATGGTATCTGGGGCGACGCCAGCGAAGCCGCCCATGATCGCGTCATCGAATCCCTACAGGCAGCACTAGGCGTCACCATCGACGGCATATGGGGCCCCGAAACCTGGGCCGCATGGGAACGACTAGCCCGCACCGCAGAACGCCCATAATAAACAGTTAACCCCCGGAAGGAACCAACCACTTCCGGGGGTTAACTATATCCTCACTCAACTGCTGTCAAATCCACTCCAATCGACTCGAGACAATCCAAGTAAAACTTACGACACTTATCTCCCCCACTATGACCAAATCGCTTAATAGTGTTCTGCCCAGTCACCTTATTCGCAAACACCACTCGGTTGTCCGGCCAACCATAAAGGTCGAGACGAAAATCGATAGAATCAATCAAAATTCTATCACAATGCACGCTAATGCGGCATCCTGGCAATTGGTCAAGCAGATTAAGGCTGAGAGCAAGTTCTCTAAGATGATACATTAAATGACTCCCATGCTTTCTAGGCCCAATTCGTAAAGTGTGAGATTTCTTTGTTCTAATGACTCGTAATAATTAATGACACCACTCTGTGTCTCGAAAGGATTCCACACTTCCATGCAGTAGTCATTAATCAGGCGAAATGCTGTGTAACCACAATACACAATGTTGCAGCCGCCAATAGTATAACACTCACGCATGCCCCAATGACGCAAAACGCGCTTTACATTATTCGTTGTCAGAGGTTTCAGCATCATTCTCAGCACAGCACATACTCTTAACCCACGCCGCCGAATTGTCGGGCGTGTCATTATAATCAGTGTTCTTAATGAACCAATTCCCATGCCCGTTACGAGTAAGTGTAATTCCCTTAGTCATATTCCAGTCCCGTCTTTGTATTTACAATTACATTAATGTCTACGATTCGGTACTTATCGCCCTTCCAATAATGTAGACGCTTAGTGTCAGGATAATAACGAACATTCCAGCCCTTAATTAAGCGGTCTGCAAGAAAATTAGAAACTTTCCAATTAGTGAGAATAACATAATCGTCACCACTGCCATGGTGTGCCCTACGCATCATCGAATTGATTCCCTAAAGTAATTGGCCAATCTATACATAACTAAATCATCTAACAGATGTTCATATTCCTCTTTAGTTAATTCTCGGTCTTCCTGATTCTCACCAATAAGCACATAACTCACGATGAGAACCTAACCTGAAATAGTGCGCCCTTTATTGCGTCATACATATTATTGAATGTGCGAATGTAGCCATGTCTTCCTACTAATTCATAGTATCCAACACAGATATTAATGTAAACGTCGTCCGAATAATACCAACGATTACCAACGGTCTTAATTGGACAACTTATTGTCAACACAACTCAATACCCTCATAAAACACAATCTTGTGACTCACAGCATGTCTCCAAACCAAGCCAACAACTCCCACTGAGAACCAAACCACCACGACCGCTCCTCACGCCGAACCTCCCACTTCCGCGAGCCATGACGCACCACCAAATACTCCTCGCCGCCATACGAGACCACACCCTTAGTCCCTGCACGCCAAGTCCGAACACTGTAACCTGCGCTCTCATAGAACTTAGCGGCTCCCTTGCCGACTAGGTTGCTCATCATGTCTTCCATCTCAGTTCCTTCCATTCCCGGCGGGCTGTTCCCGCCCCGTTCATGTTTTAATCATGCACCCTCGAT